AACATAGTGATGATTGTGAATGTAGAATAGTGAAGGGAGGTGAGTTAAGAGAATCCATTTAGTTCTGAACTCTGAATAGCAGCAACAGTATATTTTAAATGTGAACTGATACCGTTATCAAGAGAGATTGTAGAAGGTTGAAGAGATTCAAATCTTATATCTCTATCTCCACGTTGGAAAGCAATTCTGAATTCTAGGTAGTTGGTGTAGTTTTTCAAGTGAAGAGAAGTAGAGTGGTTAGAGTGGTGAGGTTCGTTCCCCTCATATATCACGTGCCTCGAGGCGGTTTTGACAATGAGCATAAATACTCAACGTGATAGGCGAGCTCTCATCCCCTTGATGTGAAGAGAAACCGCTTGTTGTGTTATTGTAAGAATAGCAGCAATCTCTGGTTGATTCTTACCATCACTCAACAGTTCAGCAACTAACGTTTGAGTTGGTGTTAACTTAGAGTAAATCTCTTTGAGTGTTGTAGTAGTTGTATCTTCCTGTTCGATTGCATCCATAGGTGATTCAGTTGTAGGAATCCAATCACTACTTTGATTAGGATCTAATGATAACCACTCTTGGCCGTAAGCACTACGTGTTGCAAATGCTGCCATCAATGATTTATTCAGTGCAGCATGCTTGAGTGCAACCTTGTAAGAACACTTCGATGTTTTAATAGTTGCACTCGTGCGGATTGCACCGAATGTTGTTATCTGTTGCTTAAGTGCTTGAGCTGCACTAGCATGGTTGAATGATGATTGTGGCTTAACACCAGCAGTGGGTAGTAATGATGAACAACCAACCCACTGATTAACATCAGCAATGGTGCTGCGTGATGGTGCATGGGATGCAAGAACCCAACGAAGATTAGGAACCTTTGAAGGAACGTAATCATCGTTCAACAGTGCATAACAGCCAACGTTGATAGATGTTGATGTGATTGAAAGGATTGCAGCCATGGATAGAAGAGAAACGAAACGAACCGGGAAAGGGTGCTCCCCTCTCCACTTCTATAGAATAACACACCATCACCCCGTGGGCAACGGTTTGTTGCGTACTGTAACATTAGATCTACTGATGTGCGTGATAAGGTGGGATGATGAATGTGAATAGTGCGCAGAACGAGTGAAACGAGTTCACTCTTGTGCGTGCGCTAACACTTAGTACGTGCAATACTGTGCAATTCATTACTCCCTCTGTATGGCGCTGTATAACATATAACACTGTTCGTGATGCATTCCACCTGATTACTATTGTAAGGGTATTGTAGAGGCATACAGCGTAGGCTCAGCATCATATAGCATCGTTGCTTAACTAACTATTAGTCGCGTACAGATAATGAGAGAATAACATGAGAATCATTATCATTATCATACATGAATGCGTATCAGCATCGTTATGTATGCTTAATCCGCTCGCACTTCGTGCTCGCTCGGCGGTGTTAATCATGATCGCACAGTGCAACACAGTACAAAGGGAGTGAGCGTAGCGAACGGGCGATGACTGTGACTATCACTTAGTGGGAGAATCACCCCCACTGTTTGATAGGCCCCCACCGGGGGTAATTAAAACTCCCGGATTATACGATACGGTTTCAGAAAATTATGTCAAAAATCTAAGGGGGAGACACAATGAAGTGATTAGGACCGTGTAAACACTTCATAATCTTAAGTAATCATTTTAGTTTCATCTGTTGGAGACATCTCTTCCATTGCTTCCATAGCGAAGGACGTATCTTTTCTACCACTACCTTTAAACTCATCAATAACAGACTTTACATTATCACCGTATTGTTCATCCATTGATAGACACCATTTCTTTAGGTTCTGACCGTCATCTGTGAACTTAGATACACCGAGTGTTCTCCATGCATCTTTAGGATCATAGATTAACCGGGAGGAATGCTTATAGTATGTAACAAAATAGTTAGGACCTTCTCTTACACGGTGATATTCGTACCTCATGTATTGAGTGTTACCTTCATATTCTTCTGGTTTCATATATGTAGTTAGTGTATGTAATCACATAATGATAAGTGATAACATTCAATGTTATACAAAATCATCAGTAGTTATTTTAAGTTAGATGTGTTTGATGTCTTTGTTGTTGGACAGTTCTTACGGATTATCCATTCATCGGATAATAGTAAAGGGGGAGATTGTGTCTCGTTAAGAGGCACGATTTCCCCAGTTAAGGTTCGGGTCCACCCTTCCCTCCCCTGTATACGGTCAGGGTTAGCTTACATCCACTGCGCTGTAACGGATTTACCTTTTAGTTGTCTAGCTTGTCTACGTTGATCTAAAGAGAAGCCAAAGACCATATGATTAGCAGCTTGTTGGGGGTCATCAAGGAAGGCTTCATTCATATCATTCCAGTCTTCTAGACGTTGTGTTTTAATAGTTTCATAAGCAGAGATTGACAGAGCATCTGTGAAATATTTAACACCTTGACTAAGGCAGTCCAATCTGTCGTCATGTTTAACTGCACCTTTCTCGCGGCACATTCTACTCATTTGATAGAAGAGCATGTAAAGGAGTCGTTCTTCAGGGGCAGCATCGGGGTTAGATTTAAAGTCCCATTCAATTACTGATCTATCAACGATTAATCGGTGTTGATTAAGGACAGGTTCAAGGGAATCAATGATACGGTCTTCTTTACGGACATTAGCGCGTACTTCTTCGATGTCTATTAATTGTTTAGTTTGTTGGAGGTGTTTCTTAAAGAGTTCACCTACCATTCCGTCCCCGAAGTTAGTTTCGATAAGTAATTTAGTAACACCAAACTTTTTACAACCTCTTAGAACATCAAGTAATGTCTTGTCGGAGTACCCGTCTCTGTAAGCACGCATTTCGTGCAAGTACAGGAAACCGTTGCGTTGGGAGATAAAAGCTGCTGCTGTTTCATCTGATCCACGACCCGACGGGTCAATGCTGCAGATTGTCTCTGTGTAAGGGTTCCAATCTCCTTGGAGAAGCATTGGACTGTAGAAATAGTCTCCAGGTAATCCAACAATGGGGAGGTCTTTAATAATGTTTGATGGATCGGAGCACCAGACGACTGCATCGGGAGCAGAGGTAGGGTTAACAGAAGTGACCACAAGGTCAGCACATTTAAGAGGGAATTTCTCAGCATCACTAAGGGAAGTATCGAGCATGAACTGGAGCATGAAGTTAGATCTACCCATGGCAGCTTCACGATCCATCAGGTCATCATCATCAAAGCGATCAGGATCAGTTACGTCCCAATCTTTAGCACCATTATCTATATCAGAGACGAGTTGAGGAGCCAGGAGGCCCTCGTAATTAGCAATCTTCTTAGGATACCTAGCAGGCCAAACAAAGGGCTTGTAGTTCCTCTCAGCTAGCTTACGATAGACAGTAAAAACAGTTTGTGGTGTACCTAGGAATAAGATACGGGAGTCATCTTTAGGAGTAAGAATAGATTCAGCTTCTGTACAGAGTTGAAGTAATTTCTCACGCATAAGTTCTGTCATTGAGTTGCCGGGGACCTCAATATCGTCAAGTACCATCAGATCAGCACGGCTCCCGGTCAGCTGACCTGTGATGCCTACTGATTTGACGGAGGCTGCTTGGTGAGGGCTGCAATTAACATCAAAGCTGATGCGAGACCAACGAGCGTTATCATCTTTAGGTTTTAAGTGAGAGAGCCAAGGTGTTTCAATAATAAGCTTCTGAAGAAAGATAGACATGTTATCTGCACGTTCTTTAGAAGCAGAGATGATCATAATCTTCTTTTCGTTGTCATTAAATAGGGTCCAAAGGACAAAACCTCCGGTGATCCAGGATTTACCAACACCACGGAAGGCTTGTACTTGTAATCGTTTAGGACCATTTTGAAGATAGTCTGCAATTGCATATTGTGCCCTAGTTGGTGATGGTAAGGCTAGTTGAGACCACAGAGCTTGCAGGAAGATTTTGAAGTCCCCCTTCATAAGCTCTAAGGTATTCTGAGGCTCTATCGAGTAATCTTGTGTCATCTTTAAAATATCCCAATCCTCTATTACATAAATCGCAGAGTAATGCTCTTACTTTGCCAGTTTCATGGCAATGATCTATGCAGAGTAGGTTGGAGTTATGGTTAGGAGGTAGGTGGCAGATCTTACATACACCACCTTGTTCGGTGTACATTCTTTCGTAGTCTTCAATGGATATTCCATAGGAACGTTTGTAATGTCGACTGCGCTCACATGTCTTACATGTAGCGCGTGGTTTCTTATTACTATGGGTATTGAAGTTCTTAACAGGTTGCTGAACACCGCATGAGCGGCATTGTTTCATTTATACGTTTAGGGTGTATTAAATGCTGAGATAGCAGTTTGTTTAAAATCAGGTTTCTTTGGGGCAGGTGTTATTCCGTTTAACATTTGATAAGTAGGTTGGAATACATTATCGAACTTCTTATTACCTGTTGGTGCAGCAGTATTTACAGGGCCTTGTTTAGGTACACGATTTAGATTGGCATCTAAAGTACCGTCAGCAACACCACTACCAGCAACACTGTCAACAATTACATCACCAACAATTGGTACTTCACCAACTAATGCACCAACACCATGAGCTGCAGCACCGGCATAATCACCTTGAGATGCGGCATGACCAGCTTGACCTAAACCAATAGTTAAACTAGCGCCTGGTAGTAGGTATTGAGCTGCTTTACGAACACCTTTAGGTATCTTCATAGCTTTAAGAACTTGTCGTTCTTTCCTTAAGGCTGTGCCAGCTTTAGCAGTTGCACCTTTATCTCTATCTTGGAGAATAGCTTGTGAGAAGTTACCACCAAAGGAATTAGTTTTGGAGTTATTACCTGGTTCAAGTTGGAATTGCTTCATATACTGTTGCTGACCAACTTGCCTGTGTCTAGATTGCTTCGCAGCAAAGTCATCTATTTCATTTAACCTTTGTTCAGGTGTTAAGGATTGAAGACGGCCTAGCTCACCTCGACTATCAATACCTTCTCTTTTTGTTACCTGATGAGCGCCTTCATAGCCTTCATGTTTAGATGATTCATGAAAACGTCTTGGAAGGTCAATACGGTTAGGGCCAACATTACCTTTGAACATACCTTGTTGTGCAAGGCGTTCGTCAACCTTCTTTATTTGCCCAGCAGACATACCTGCTGTATAGCTCTCATAAAGGTTTAATCCTTGTATATGATGTTTCTCATCCCAGTCAACACGAAAACCATCTTTATTAGATCTGTAGTCTGGTGTTTTTTTAACAGTGGGATCAGTAGACCAGCCTTTACTTTCTCCTTTTGAATTGTAATTAAGAGCTTCAATTTGCTGGTTCTTTATCTTTAGTTCTCGTTTAGCATCTCTTATATCGTCAGAGGGTTTTCTTGCCATAAAAAAAGGCCGGTCATTAGCCGGGTTTCAGTAATTAGTTTTAGATTTATCCTTTAGTGGATATGTTGTTCGATCAATCTCTCACGTAGAGGACATACACCGAACATAGATCTCATCCACTGGAGCCAATTATTACTTCCTTTTTCTTGATTACATTTAGTACAGGCGCATACAACATTGGATAAGATGTCTCTACCTCCGTGACAACGGGGATGGACATGGTCGATAGTGAGTTGTGATAGTTCATAGGTTTTACCGCAATAGATACATGTGTAGTCAAAGTGTTCCTTAATAGAGCGCCTCCAAAGACGCCGAGCATCAGATGAAGTCATTGCTATTAAGTTATAAAGGTAATCTTGTTGTGAAGGAAGTAATGGTGTCATTTAGGTGCGTATTTTTTACCCTTACGTGGGCGTGTACGGTTTTTCTTAGGTGATTCTTTCTTACAGGTAGTTGGTCCGGTATGACTTGCGTCTTTACCGTCACCATTACCATAAGTACCAAGTTTCCTATTACACTTGTTAGCTGCTGTTCGAATCTTGAGACCCTTCTTTGTCTTTTGATATTTCGCCTGTTGCTTCAGTCTTTTCTTACGAGCTTCAGGGTTCTTTTTGTAATACTCAGAAGTTTTTCCTGCCATATAACCTCGTTTGGACTAGTTCAGGATCTACCTTAGGAATGAGTGTTGCTAATTTATCTAGTGGGTTACCATCATAAGCAACGCCACTAATATCGTTCTTAGAGAGCCAGTCACAAGCTGCTTTTAAATCTTGTGTAGAACACTCACCCGATTTAACACGCGCAAGGAATTCAGACGTGACAAGATTATGCAGTTCGTTGAACTGTTCTTCAGTTGCTTTTTTAGTCATCGAGTAACAACTGATAAAAGTTCTGTCCGTGTAAGGTCGTAATCAGTAAGTAGACGATTAACCTTCTCTTCAGTAGTAAGTGGAGCAGGTTCAGCAGGAGCTACATAAGCCGTAGCTACAGCCCCAGACGCAACGAACTCCGCATAATCCCTATTACCTTCTGCAACGGGCACGAATGCTACGTTGCCTTCTTCATCTGTACGACGAAGTGAGGACTCCTCAGCGGAAGTCCATTCGTATGTATAAGTCATAGTAGTTAATAGTTATTGTTTAAAGTTCAGCGTCGGCGGCATAGGAATTAACTCTTGGGAACCCTGATGCAGTACCTGACACCCAAAGTGCACTG